ATTTACTCTTGTAGTAGTACTTATACTTGACTTCCACGTGGTCCATGAAAACGGGGCGATCATGGCGGAACGCTTCTTGAACACTTTGCAACTCAGCGGCTTGACTTTGGCTGGCAGTTCCTCTCCGGAGGTCCACAGTTTCTTCAAGCGCGTTTCACGGAGAAGGGCATTCCGAGCCTCCTCGTACTTAACGTACTTGGTGTCTCGGTCTCGCATATGCGAACGGAGTGTCAGGCTTTGGAGGGTTTGTTCCCATCCTTCGACTGGTATCTTCGTAAGCTTTAGCTTCCCGTGCCGTAAGACGTGCTGAATCTGTGCCATGCTAGCCACGCCACGTCCGCGTCCGCCGAACGTTACGTCTCCTTCTTTACGGGTTGGAGCCAGGTCTCGGATGCGCGTGGCGCGTAGCCAACGTCCCGGTTTAACGAGTTTCGCGCTAGACGATGCTAGGGCGTCGAGGCAGGTGAGGGGGGATTTGGTCACCCTCCCTTTCCACTTCGATGCTCCGGCTTCGGCTGGTCCGATAACTACGCGAGACTGGGCGGACCAAGCATTTTTACGTTCTACGACTTGTTCGCAGAAGACCCCTCGGGGTCCGTAAAAGGACTTGGACCTGTTGACTACTAAGCCAAGTGCAGTCAGCGTTGATTCGTAGCGCTCTACTTCTTCGGGAGTCCAGAGTGCGATGAGGTCATCGCCACAGACAGCAGCAGAGTTGCGATGTTCAGGGGCGGCAAGCCAGGCCGCTGCCAAGTTAATCAGAGAAAGGATTACCCAGCTTGGGCCTAGTCCCATGTGTAATCCTCGACTTGTCTCATGCGATTTCGAGCCTTCAAGGGCGTCGATGTAGCTCTCGAGCGTATTGCTGAATTTAGGTTCAGCTCTGCGCACGCGAGGTTCAAAGATGCCACCGAAGTCTTGTTGACTCTCCACTATGGAATGGGGTCCTAGCAGTAGTTCGACGGCAGAGTCCCATCGTTCCCGGTTTTCCGGGTCCGTAAAGACCTTGCTGTTGAGCCACTTAGCTAAGACAATTCCCAGTTCATGGGGGATGTAGTCAGTCGCGGCGGACAGATCGGCGGAATACAGGAGAGCCTTTCGAGGATTTCCTTTTCCCTTTGATCTTGACAGCGTGATGGTTCTTCCCTTAAGCATGTCCCGACTTAGGCGATTGCGCTTTAGCGTCGGAAGCCATAGCTGATTTAGGCGACGTGAGATCCAAACCTCTCGAGCACCATGTGTGCTTGCGAGGCGGATCTTGTCTCCCATCTCGGCGATGGCAACTGGCGTTAAAGGCGGAGGGGAATTTCCTGGCCCGTGCTGAGTAAAGAGTGAAGCAGCATCTCCCGACCGGAGGGTTAGTTTAGCAAGGCGTTCTTCTAACCGCTGCGGTTCAGTATTCTGAATTGCGGTGGATTGAAGTACGGAACCAGTTGGTTCCATTCTGCCCATGCCGAACGACCCCATCGTGTCGTAGTAGGTGCTGCCTCCTCCGAACGCTACGTTTCCGAATAAGTCCTCGTCGGAGTCACTGTCCTGCTGATAGAATCCCTGCCATCCGTGGTGGGGCAGTTCTTGAAGCTGGGCCCTGACTTCTTCGGGGACTGAGTCGGAGTCGCTGTCCTCGTTATCGTACCCGATACCTCCCCATGTTTCGACTGGGGGGTTCGTGTCCGTTTCGCGGATCAGCTGCTCTGTCTCTGCCTCGGTCTCGGTGACTGCTCTAGCGACACTGTACATGTGCAGTGCCCTAGCGCATCCTCCCGCGATCGTAGGTAATTCGAGTGTAGCTTTCGAACTCGGCGTTGGCCAAGGAATTTCACCTTCCGCCGTTTGCGTGTACCCTTTAACTTTTAGTCCGTCTAGTACGTTGACTAATCGTTCCAGGGTAGCCGAATCGGGCGTGTGGTGGGAAGTCCATCTCTGGATTGCTTCCTTGGACGCTGCAGTCGCTCGCTTAGCCGCGCTGGTTTTCGATCGTTGCCAAAAGATTGACCTCCCGACCCTGCTCGCATACATTAATGCGTCAGGCGAGGCTCTGAACCCCCTCCGGGCTCGACGATTGAACTTGGCCTGTGTCTCATGAAAATGAGTCCTAGTCAATTTCGGTCCAATCGCTCGGAAGGATGTGCAGAGAGTCTTTCTGATGGCGTGGCACCAGGCCTTGAGCGCGTTTGCACCTTGATTCAAGAGACTGTTCACGAACCGGATAAACTTACGATGCCTTTTCAGGTCATTCGGACGGTTTTGAAAGTTCAGTGTACCTTCACTTGCTTCAAATGCACTCACAATCTCGGCCCAGTGTGTTACCACGGTCGAATGCCAGGTCGCCAACTTCCTTGGTTGACAACGTGGTGGGTCTTGATGACCCGGCGAGCCGCCTGCTTCACACGCAGCAGGACTTTCTGAGGAGGGGGGTCGAGCACCCCAAACCCTCAGGGGAGGTAAAACATGTTGCGCACACGTGCGCCTCATGTTCTTATCCAACTTGCGGAAACCATGGAAGGTCGATTTTAATCGACTGGTTTTCGCCGTTGGGCCTCCAGGGT